GAGCCCGTTCCGCTTCTCCGCCGCGTCGAGATAGTCGGTCGAATGCTCCATCGATTTCCTGCTCAAGCCTGCGGCGCTCCTGCATGTCGCGCGTGAACCGCGCCGGGAGGCCTTGGAACTCCGCCCGCATCATCGCGGCCATTTCACCGACCACGGCCCGCGCGTCCTCCATCGGGATCACCTCACGGCTCCGCTCCTTGATCCGAAGCTCAATCTCGCGCGTGCGCGCGTCGGTCGCCCGGCTGGCGGCCGCGGTTTTCTGGTTCTTGGTGATCTGGTCCTCGTAGTAGGCCATCGCCCCGCGGACGACGGCGACCACGGTGTAGGCCCCGGTCGAGGCCTTCTCGATGTAGCCGCCCTGCACGAGGTTGTAGACCCACCGGCGCGACCGGCCGAGCAACGCGGCGGCCTGATCTACGGTGATCGTCTGCACCTGCTGCTTTTCTTCGGCCAATGCCGCCTCCCGAACGCTACTGCGTTGTTTTTACTCTTGTTTTCGCTTGCTGCGGAAAAACCTGCCCCTAAGACAGCAGCATCGCAACGCCATCCACGGAGGCCACCATGACCCGCACGACCAAGACCTCGAAGCACACCGCCCACGAAATCTTCTGCGCCGAGAACGCCGATCACTTTGTCGCGGTGCGCGGCAGCAAGCCTTCGAACCGCATCCGCCGCGAATTCCCGAGCATCGGCGCCGCGCGCGCCTTCGCGGCCGCCTTCGGCGACGGCCGCACCATGATCTACGCGGTCACCGCCCTCGGCCATTCCGCCCATCTCGAAAACGCCTGACCGGCATCCTTTCCACGGAGGTTTCCATGACCCTGACGCTTTCCGCCACCTGCTTCGCCATCGCCCTCGCCGACCAGCGCGGGACCCTGCGCCTGATCGAGCGCACCAGCCGCTTCGGCGACACCTTCATCGCGATCGCCGACGAGCGCGGCACGATCGAGATCGCCGAGGACCGCGCGACGGCCGAGGCGCGGATCAAAACCCTGCGGGTGCGCGCGGCAGCCTAAGGCGCCGCGCAATCCATCCCCTTCACCCCATCTTTCGGAGAACAAAAATGACCATCCTGACCACCGCCCAGATCACCCGCCTGACCGCCGCCATCACCGGCACCGAGCCGAAGGGCGCCGCCAACAAGGAGGCCGCCGCGACGCGGTTCCGCAAGGTTCTGGCCGAGGCGATCGGCGAGATGAACGCCGACGCGCGGGCCGACAACATCCTCGGCGCCGCCAGCTTTGGCGAAGCATTTGACTTCCTGCGCATCGCCATCGCACGGCGGTTCGAGGCCACCGCAAGCGCGGACGCAGCGGAGCAGGCACAGAAGCCCGCCAGCAAGGAACGGGCGCCCGGCAAGCGGGCCACGGTCCTCGCAGCGGCCCAGCGCGGCGACCTCCCGCCGGTGCCGGATTTCAGCGCTGAGACCCACAAGCGCTACCGCGCCAAGCTGGCGGAGGTGGTCGCGGCCGCGGAGGCCGGGGACCTTGCCGCCCTCCGCGCCTTCGAGATCAACCCGACCTCGAGCAGCCCGAAGGCGATCGCGAAGTATCGCGAGCTTGCCATCCTCGCCCTTGAGGCGCAGGCCAGCGCGGCCTAACCCGCCGCCGGGTTGGCCGGGCCGGTCACATTCCACATCAGCACAAGGCCCGCCCCACGGCGGGCCTTTGCAATTTCCCAAGCCTTCGCGTCGTAGTGAGGGTCGCTCGGGAAGGGCGGCCGCGTCCGGCAGGTCTGCCCGAAGGCCAGCGGGTGGATGTGGATCGTCGCCCCGGCCACCTCGTCCTTCGTCAGCGCGCGCCCGATCTGGACGACGTGCCGCCGGGCCTGCGGGAAAGCCTGCGCCAGCGCCCGGGCAAGAACCCCGGAGCCGCTCGCGCACCAGACCTCGTCGGGCTCGATGCCGGTCGACCGGGCCGCGGCGGCGATCGTCTCGATCGCCTCCGGGGTGTTGAGACCGAACGGTGCGTGGACCGCGCCGGTCGCCTCGCAGTATTCCTGCGCGCGCTTCCGGACGACGTTCAGATAACCCGGCCGGACCTGATAGACCGTGGCGCCGAGCGCCTTCGCCATCAGCGCCCGAGGGTGCGGCGTCTCTCGTTTGGCGACGAACAGCGTCGCCCTCTTGCCCATCGCCTTCGCCGCCCATGCCAGCGCCGATTGCGCGCCGCCTTCGGCCGGGGTGGCGTAGACGATCTCGTCCGCCTGCTCGAACAGCTTGACCATGAAGCGGGCCTTGGTCCCGCCGCCCGCGAGGTCGTCGCGGACGACGTGGATGCCGTCGTGCTCGATCACGACCGGGTCGGGCATGATCCCCGCGGAGTTGTGCCCGATCCGTGCCAGCATCAGAGCTTCTCCCCCCATCGGCTTTCGTCGTCCTCGGCGGTGGCGGGCTCCTCGGCCGCGTCCGACGCGCCGTCGAATTCCCCGAACTCCACCGGGCCAATCGCCTCCGTCGCGCGCCGGGCGTCGCCCTTCACGAAGATCAGGAGGTTTTGGTGCGTCTTGCCCAGCTTGCGTGTCGCCTCGAACTGCTTGCCGGTGCGGATCGGGAGCGAGCCAGCGGACGTCACGAGGATCGCCTCGTTGTAGAACGCAAGCCCTGCACGGCGGAACGCCTCGATCGTGTCGGGGACAAAGCCGTAGTAGTTTCCGTCCTTGCCGCGGACCTCGCCGACCACGAAGGCCGCGAAGCGGTCCTCCTTCAGCAGCGAGCAGGTCTCCGCCACGATCTGGAAGTACGCCTCGCGGAAGTCCTCGTAGGCGAGCGTCGAGATATCCCGGTCGTCGTCCGAGTAGACCTCGAGGTCTGCATAAGGCGGGCAGGAGAACACGAAGTCCGCCTCCACCCCGGCCGCGTGCTGGCGAATGTCCCGGCTGTCGCCGACGTGCCAGATCGGAACCGGATCGTCGCAGATCGCGTCGGCCTGATATCGGTTGGCCTCGACCTGCTCCGCGCGCAGCTCGCACCCGACGTATTGCCGCCCGAGCTTCGAGGCCACGATCCCGCGGACCGATCCGCCCGCGAACGGGTCGAGGATCAAGCCGCCCGGCGGGCAGAACCAGCGATAGTTGATCTCGCAGAGCACCGGGTCGAAGATCGAGGTGCCGGTCGCGGCGACAGTCGAGCCTTCCGGCGGGACGTAGTGTTCCGCCAAGAACTCGGCGGTGCTCAGCTCGCGGCCCAGCTTCTTCTCGGCCGCCTTTTTCTTCTCGTAGAACCCGGGGTCCGCAGCTGATGGCGCGGCCATCAGAACGCCGCCGGTCGACTTGGCGCCAACCTCATGTTCGCCGCGCATCAGATCCTGCCCGAAGGTCCGGGCCTTTCCTTTTGCCATGGATCAAGCCCCCGCTGCGTTGCGATGTTTGCCATCGGGATCGAGAAGCGTGTCCGAAAAACGCGGCAGGTTTTCTCCGCGTCCAACCTCGCTGCGGATGCCCAGTGCCATCCATGCGCGCTTGCGATCCTGCCACCAGCCTTCGCGAGCGTTGAGGATCGTGAAAGGGACAACCCCAAACCGGGCCGCGAGCGTCGCCGATTTTTCCTCGGGCTCGATCACCTCCGGCGGCAATGCCGGCATGATCGAAGCGAGATCAGCGTCCGTGAAGCCGATGAACGACAAATCCTCGACGCCATAGTCGGCACGCAGCTCATCGATCTCGATCTGCAACATCGCCGGGTCCCATTCCGAGGTTTCGGCAAGGCGGTTGTCGGCAAGCGTGTAGAGCCGGCGGTCCTCGTCCGACCAGCCGCGCGCCACCATCACCGGCACCTCGGGCAGCCCAAGCTGCGCGGCAGCCATCAAGCGGCCATGCCCGGCGATGATCGTGCCATCCTCCGCGACCAGCATCGGGATCGTAAAGCCGAAACGCTCCATCGAGGCGGCGATCTGGTCGATCTGCTCCGGCGGGTGCGTCCGGGCGTTGCGGGCGTAGGGGACGAGGTCCGAGACCTGCCACATTTCAATCTTGGTCGCCGGCCAGCGGTCGGCCGGCATGGGGGTGCGATCAGTCATCTTGGCTCCGGTTCAGGGCTCCGGCCGAGGGGGCAGCCGATGCAGTGCATTGG